TAGTGGAGGTCGACAATGCGACTTGATTCTGTATGGGGAAGACTTAGACCCTACGGCGAGCTACATTTCGTATGTCCAGTTTTCTCTTTTAGGATATGCTGCGGTAGTGACTCATCAGGATTCTCTATCAAGGGAGGTGTATGAGGGGCCGTGGTATACTCCGTGCTACTTTGCGCATGGGATGCCGATAAGGTTGATGGCGGAAGAGATGGCGGAGAAGAGCGCCGAGACAAAGGGAGAAGTCGTGCCGAGAGATGACAAGCCGATAGATGTTAGGGGGCTTGTCCAAGGGGAGTTCGCTTTCTAATGCTACTCGAGCCGATAGTCAAATGGAGTGGCAGCAAGCGAAGCCAGGCGGCTGAAATCGTTGCTAGGATGCCTAGGGAGATTGCCACATATTATGAGCCGTTCTGTGGTGGATGCTCCGTACTATACAGGCTTCTTAATACACCTTCTATGAAGGTTTCTAGGTATGTTGCATCAGATGTAAACAGAGACCTTATCGGGTTGTGGAACATGATAAGGGACTATCCAGAACACCTATGTGAAGGGTATGCAAGGTTGTGGGAAGAATTTAATTCAGACCCTTATAAAGACGAACGTCTCTATCAGTGGTCGACTTCTGAATGTTATGATCATAGGAAGAAATACTTTGCTAACGTGAGAGCTAGATACAACAAGTTTCCTTCACCAATAGATTTCCTATTTATTATGCGAACTGTAATGAATGGAATGCCGCGCTATAATAAGAATGGTAAATTTAACAGTTCCTGTCATTTCACACGTTCCGGCATCAATCCTGATAGACTAAAACAGATATGTATGGAATGGAGTAGGTTGCTAAAAGAAAAAAAAGTCGAGTTCCGCATATGCTCATATGAGGAGTTGAGCACTAGTTGTCAAGACTTTATATATCTCGACCCGCCATATATCAACACGAAAGGGATGTACTATGGGGGGATTGACATAGATAACTTCTTTGCATGGTTGCGAAAGCAGAAGTGCAAGTGGCTGATGTCTTTTGATGGGAAGGCGGGAGGACAGGACATGACTTACGATGTCCCAAACGATGTCTTTTCATACCACGAATATATCCATAGTGGGCATTCCTCTTTTAGAAGGATTGTAAGTAAAAACGGGCATGTAGATGTCATGGAATCCTTGTACGGAAACTATATGCCTTTTTGAGCAGCAACAATTGACGGTTTTATAGTTCGATCTCCTCATCAACTATCTCCTTCTGTTTCCGTATCGGCATTTGGTGAAAATGACGATTTCGGAATATGCAGGAGAGCCTATCTATGGGTGAGACGAATTTCTACTCATATCTGTATGCTCAATCGGGGGTTGTGGCATTCGACGAACTTGCAGAAGTGGTCGAACTATGGAATCCCGATAGCATACAGAGGGCATTCGTATCTTACTTGGATGATTATGCTCCTCCGCTGGACATAAAGGAAGACCTTCTCGAAGAGAAGTTCTATAGAAGTCCAGACGAGGGGAAGATGGGGGATGAAACATACATTCGCTACGACATGGCGATACCGGGGATGCAGGAAGAGGTTTCGGCGGAAGACCTTCAGACTTACTTCGAGGACTTCTTGGAGAAGATTGGGGCCGAAAACAATTCCGCTAATGGGTATGGGGTAGAGGTTGACACGAGGGATAATGAGAGGGGCGGGACGGACTTAGACATCTACATTTACTTGAAGGGAAACCAGATAGTAGAGCCAAAGGAATAACGAAGGCAAGGAGACCAGAAAGATGAAGAAGCATGTAATGGCATTTCTAGTTGCGCTTGGAATGTGTCTAGGATTCGGCGGATGCAAGTCCGATGGAACTATACAGCCAGAAGCGAAATCAACCAACACCTATGTTGTTGTTGTTGGAATGGAGAACTCTAAGTTTGCAGGTGCTTGTCCTGGCGCAGGATACGATGCTGATAGGATGTATAAATTGCTTGCCGCATATACCCCTAACATTGTCCTGTATAAAGATGCTAATGCAACAAAAGCAAATGTGACGGCTGCATTGAACAAGGCCGTTGCAAGCACAACGGATGGGCTTGTGATATTCTGCTATTCCGGACACGGAGGAAGCGAGCCGTTCCCAAATACTGGCATTGAAGAAGTGGATGGGAAGGATGAGTTTCTATGTCTATGGGATACTTACTTGAAGGACAATGAAATATGGGACATCATAAGCAAGAGTAGTGGACGTATTATGTTTATAGTGGATGCATGTCATAGCCAAAGCATTATGAGAAATAGCGGATTCAGATTGAAAGTCCCTTTGTCGTGGGATCATGAAATGTCAAGCGATTGTATGTTTTCGCTTCTCTGTTGGTCTGGGTGTCCTGATAATGCTTATTCGTATGGGTCAGTTTCAGGAGGTCAGTTGACTAATGCTTTGTTGCGTCATTATAATCATCAAGAGACATATCAAGACCTTTGGAATAAAATAAAGAATGACAAAACATTGAGAACTTATGAAAATCCACAAAGCACAAACCTAGGCAAAGGTTTTATAAATAAATTGGTTTTTAAGTAATGAGTAAATGGCCAGAAACATACGAAGAGGTCAAAGCACTATTTCTTCGGAGGGGGTGTGTCCTTCTTTCAACTAATTACCAGGGATTGCACTCAAAGTTGGAGTATATAGCCTCTTGTGGTCATAAATGTACAGTAATAGCCTACAACTTTTTCAGGGGGGCTGGAACTTTATGTAGAAGATGTAACCCTAGTTGGAAAAGGAGACATAAATGTATTCCAATAGAGAAATTACAAGAAGAATATGAGTTGGCTGGGTGTAAATTATTATCAAGTTCATATTGCGGTAGTCTCGGATATCTAGTTTATATTGCACAATGTGGACACCAACACAAGATGCCGTATTATTGTTTCCATAGAGGTCAAGGGCGAAAATGTCCCAGATGTGCAGGTGGGGTGCGAAAAACTTTAGATGAAGTAAGGGAATTATTTCTGCGAGAAGGGTGTCAACTACTATCAACAGAATACAAGTGGAATAGACAAAAGGTAGATTACATTGCTCAGTGTGGTCATCGTCATACTATCAAAGCCTTAGCTTTCTTTGAAGGAGAGGGGCGGTTATGCCCAAAGTGCCAGAAAAAAGAAGATAGTGATAAGCGAATTAAATACACAGAAAAAGATCAGCAAGATTTATTGAATAGTTTTGGATGTAAGTTGATTCTTCCAGCGAGAACTACAAATGACAAAATGTTGTATGTGGCAAAATGTGGGCATCAAGTATCAATGCGTATTGAATTTTTCAAGCAGGGATATGGCCACGTATGTAAAAAGTGTTACCAGAAATGCATATCTCTTGGTGAAAGAGCGGTTAAGATAGTATTGGACAAACTTAATATAGACTATGCACCTCAATATGTAATACACACGGCACCAGGTAAAAGGCAACGCCTAGATTTCTATATCCCATCTGAAAGAATTGCAATAGAATTTAATGGACGGCAACACTATGAAGAAGTCCATTTCTTTCACAGACATAGAAACGGCAAGAATACATATGATTTTGAATATTCAAAGAAACAAGATGAGAGAAAAAGGGAATGGTGCATAAATAACGCCGTGCATCTAATCGAAATAGACGGAAGAATATGGACTCACGATAAGACAAACAAAGACGAGTTTGAGAATTATCTGAAAAAGGAGATTTGCAATGGGAGATTCAAAAACCTACATTCCCTACGGTCATGTCCGCATTCAGTGCAAGGGATGCGGTGCTAACTACTTGGTCGGGCAGAGAGACTTGAAGTACAAATCCGTAGCCAACAACGGATACTACCCATGCGACAAATGCGGGTCGCATGACACGACATGGGATTTCCGCAAGATTGATGATTAAGGAGGTTTCCAATGAAATCATATTACCAGTTCTGCGAAGACGAACAGGTTAGGCTCAAGGTGGAAGGGATGCCTGTCCATAGGTTCTTTGCACCTGAAGGATTTATGCTATGGGGGCTAGAGCCAAAGAGCGGAAACTACAAGGGCTATGCGCAGATAGTTGATATGCCGATAGATGAGTTCTTAGGTTTGGCAGAGCCTATACCCGAAGACGATGAGAAACGTCATGCACCGCAGGAAGAGTTCAAGAAGGATGTTCTTGCAGGCAAGCCGACAAAGTGGGACATTCCATATCTCTTATGCAAAGAGAATGAGGACGGAATCTGGAAGGTGATAGGACATGATGGACGGCATCGCGGAATGCTGCTTAAGTCTCTCGGCTTCTCATCTATGCCAGTTCTACTGCAGAT